GTGATCACTTGCCGGCGGTTATCCACATTGGACACTTCGCCCGTCACCGCAACGCTGGTGGCGCGCGGCACCCAATAGTTGCCGGCAGAAGCGCGGGTGTCCATCGTGATACCAGCGCCGCCAGCCGCAGCCGCTTTGCGGACCGCATAGTCCAGCTTGTAGGTCTCAAAGCTGGCCAGCGGGCCAACATAGGCGCGGCGCAAGGCCGGGTCAGAGATATTGTTCCCGAAAGTACGGGTCACGGCTGCCAGGTTGTTCGCCATGCCGTTATAGTCCCGGCTGGAGAGCGCCATAAATCGGCCGCTATCCATCACGCCTTGCTCGTTCATGATGGCGTCCGCCTGCGCCAAATCATCAAAGCCGGAAGCGGCTGAAGCGCGCTTCACGAAAAGTGTGCCCTGGAAGGCTGCGACGTTCATCACCGCCAAGTTGATGTCCGAAGCCAGGCGTTGCTTGGCCGCGTCGAAAATCCGGCCTTCCTGCAACGCATCGCGCAATTCCTTCGCGGTCATCACCCACGGCACGGCATGGGAGCGATTGATCTGCGCTGGCACCGCAAGCTGAGTGTAATCGTCGAAATTCACGCTCATATCGGTGCCCTGATAGGACACGGCGATGTAGGGCTGCGGGCGCCAAATGGTGTCGTTGGTACGCTCCATCATGGCTTGATCGGTATTGTAGATGCTGACATTGCTCGAAAGCACCAAAGCATCTTGGAAGCCGGCCAGTAGCTCGTCGAAAGCTACGCGCTCTTCCTTTGAAAAGCTGTTTGCCATAGGGTATGGACCTCATTTGAGATATGGGATTGCTGCCATGTCTCGCATATAGGGCCATGCGGCGGCCGGTCGTCTCGGGACTTAACGCTGCCCGGCAGCGGCGCCGATAAACGGCGACTTGTGACCATTTACGCCCCAAGCCGCCGCCTTGTCAATTATTTTCTGCCTTGCGTTGCCAATTGGCGCCTGTAAGCTGCCACCTTGGTCCGGTTGCCAGTGCGGAGCGCCTCTTCCTCCAGCCTTTCCAGTGTAGCGTTCGTCGCGCTACGGCTAGGCGCCGTGCTTTGGAGAGGCGTTTCTGGCGGTGGCGGGGCGGCGCGGGGGCGGGACGTGGTTTTCATTTGGGTTTCCAGTTTGGCCACGGCAAAGGCGAACTTCACCGGGTCTTTGATGGCAGCCAATTCCTTGGCCTTGGCGGGATGCTTCCCCAAGGCGTAAACCAGCAAGGCCGGGTTATCGGCGCCGGCAATCATTACGCCCTGTTGCGTCACGTCGAAAAGCTGCTGAATGCGTTCCTCTGCTTCCTCATAGTCCGGCACCTTCAGCTTCGCCTTGGCTTGCCCGTAATCGGCAAGCTTGGCATGCCATGCCTCTTCTTTGGCGCGGGCCTCGGCATTGGCCTTGGCGGCCTTTTCCTCGGCTTGGCGATTGCGTTCTGTCCAATCCCGCCAGCCAATCTTAAACTTGGCTTCATCGTAATCGTAATCTTCAAGGCTTGGCTCTGGTCCAAGCGGAGCTTCCGGGATTGGGGCTTCTTTCGCGCGAAGCTTATCCTCAAGCTCGCGTTTTTCCCGCAAGAGAATCTTTCGTTCTTCGCGAAGCTGTTTTAATTGATTGGTTTCCGGCGTTGGCTCCGGCTCCGGGGGCGGCGCTTCATCGCCAAAGGTAACGACAACCTCACCCTCTTCCTCTTCCGGCGCGTCATCCGGCGGGGCCTCAGCCTCCGGCGTTTCAGTTTCCGGCAATTCTATGGCGTCCGCCGTTTCTGGCAGGGTCTCCGGCTCAATCGTTTCTGACATGCTATCGCCTCTTCTCGCCCATCATCGGCAGGGCGGGTGCCGTTATTTCTTGCGGCGCGCGGCCCGCATGTTATCCACAAGGTTCGGATACGGGCGCCCGGCTTCCTTGGCCATAGCCTTCGCCGCCGCCTTTTGCTTGGGCGCCAGCTTCTTGTCGCCCTTGGTCGGGTCCTTGGTATTCCAGACGGGCTTTTTCATTTGGCCTTGTTCCTGCTGCTGATGGCCTTGGCCTTAGCCTTGGCGTCCGCCTTGCTGGATGCGCCCCAGGCTTGCAGGCTTTTCAGCAACCGCGTCGGCTGGCCTTTGGCGTCACGCTCCGGCCCCGGCATGTTGCCCATGCGCGCCAGAAAGGAAGCGCGGCGCGGGTTATCTCCAGCCTTCACAGGTGCCTTCAGGTCAGAACCGGGATTAGCCTTCTCATAGGATCGGCGCCCGGCCTCATTCAGTCCACCGCCGGCGCTTTTTCCGGCCTTGCGAGTCCAAGCGGGCGATTTCATTGTTGCGCCCCAAACGCCGAGGCCGCCGCAAGCATGGCCTTGGCTTCTGCCGCGTCCGCATTGGTGCGGGCAATCTCCAGCCGTATAGCCTCAATCTCGGCCTTCGTTTCCATTATGAAAGCGTCAATCTGGCGCTCTTGCTTTTGGGCGGCTGGATTGATTTCAGACACCACCTTCATGGCATCCACCTTGATTTTCTCCACCTCGGCAAGCGTTTTCTGCGCTTGGGCTAACAGATACTCTTGCTCTGGCGTCGGTTGCTGCGCCTGGGCTTGCATGGCCTGCATTTCCTGCGCCTCTTCCTCTGTCGGTTTCAGCACCCCCATTCGGACAAGCTGCTTGCGGAAATATTCCCGCACATCGGAAATGCCCTCGCCTTCCATGTTCATCATGGCCATGGCCTGCAATACCTTCGCGGTCTCAGGATCACTGGTAATCGCCAGCATCCCGGTAATGGCCCGCACCGTGGCAGCGCGACGGCTGTCCGAAGTCGGGCCAACCGTCACCGCAACGTCGAAATCAGCCTCGGACAAGTCGTTGTCAGTCTCTTGCTCTGCGTCGCGCATCATGGGGCGCATCAATTCAATTGACGTGATTTCGTCTTGCTCGCCCACACCCTTCATGGTGCGGCCTTCCTCGACATAGACCTCTTTGGCCATGCCCAGCCAAATCTCGCCCGCGCGCTTGACCGCCTTGGCGAAGTTGGACATGTAAATGAAGGATGGCATGTCAAGGCGCTGTTGGATCATCTCAACGGCCTTGCCGGAGATGTTCGACACCATCTTGTCGCCTTCGTTCTGGTTGCCCAGAATTTCTTTAATATCCGCTTCCGTGATCTGCAAAATGCCAGCCAATGCAGGCGGTATCTGCGGCGATCTGGTATAGGCCACGGGCGGAAGGTTTTGTAACTGCCCCGTCGCGTCCGTCACCGGATTAATAAGCTGATACGGATAATTCTCGATGTTATCCTTTGCCCACCGCTCTTGATGGCCGGCCACCTGCTCGGGGAACAGGATGGGCTTTTCAATCCCTGACATGGCAGCGATCTCGCCAAGCTTCGAGACCTGCATGTTCTTCAGCCGTTGCGGGTCTTTGGCCAAGCGCACCGCGCCCATGCACCTCTCGAAGCCATCCACAAACCACCGCTTGCCATAAACCGGCACAATCGGGATATTCTTGCCGGCAATCAAGCCGCAGTTTTCCAACACGGCATTGCCGCTCAGGATGTATTTGCGAATCCGGCGCCGCTTGACCTTTTTCTGCCGGACCTCGCGGGCGCCAAGCGCCTCAAGCGTGGCCTCTAGCTCTTCATCATCTTCAAAATCCGCCTCGGGATGCTTTACCTCACTGCCGTCCAAATGCCGAAACACGCGAATGGTCTGGGTTTCCATTTCGCGGCGGTAGTATTCTGCCACATAAACCACGTCAGGCGTCAGCCAATCGAACTCGCTTCTCTTGATGTCCTTTGGCCAGCTTGCCGGGTCGTCGCCCCATTCTTCCATATAGGCAGCGCGGCTTTGGCTGGTGATCACGAAGCAATGCTTGGCGTCCGATTTGTCTTGCCGCTTGGCGTCCAGGTCAAAGAATACGGAACTGTCAGCATCGAAGATCGGCGCGATGCGGATGCGTTGCTTTTCGTCGTCTTCGTCTTCTTCGTTCTCATATTCCGTATGCAGCCGGAAGGCGCCAAACCCACCGCCTACCGCCTCTTCGAAAGCATTGTCATAGGCTTCCGTTGCAACGCTGTCCTGTTCATCGGCCCGGAATAGATCGGCGCAGGTATCGGCCAGCTTGTCATATTCGGTGCCGTCCTTACTGACAAAGGCGGCGCTGATGCGGTTGTTGCGATACTCGCTGATGATCCTAAGAACTGCCAGGTGGACCTTGTTCACCTCAAACCGGGGCTTGTTCTCGAATTGCTTGCCAAGCGGGCCTTCCCACTGGGCGCCAGCAATGGAATAGAACCGCCGATCGTCAAGGCATTGCAAGCGCTCTTGCCGCAACGCGCTCTGGATGCGGTCGAATTGCGTCATGGCCTCGGAATGGATGTCAGCTAGTCGCTGTTCCTTGGAAATCCGCGCCACCGTGCTACCTCCAATGATGCGCCGTAGGGATCGCCACCACCGGGGCGGGGCGCGCCACTTTGGCCCTTCTAGCCCCTTCGCAGGCATAACGCAAGGCATCAATGACGTGGTTTGCCTTATCGTTAAGCACCGGCAGCACCTTGCCCGTTAAAGGGTCAGTCTTGAACGAATAGGCGGTCAATTCATCAATCGTGTGCCGGCACCGGGGATGCACCACAATGTCAAAGGACTTCAGCCACTCAATCCCATCCTCTATGCTTTTCGGGCCCTTGACCGCCGCCGCAATCTTGGGGAAGCCGTGTTTCCGCATGTAGCTGATAGTCTCGGGCCTGGCGCTGTCCGCCGTCAAAGGCCACTTCTCGGCCTCGGGCACGGTCATGAACAGGTCGGGCGTGTCGGGTATCTCGCAGCCGATCCGGTAAGCCTCATAGTCGATGTAAAGCTTGCGCCCGATGATGTGGCACCGAACCAGCACGGTAGGGTCAACCGCAAATCCCCAATCGGCGCCCAGGCGGTGGATGGCGTCAGGCGGGGCTTCAAATTCCTCAATCTTCCAATTTCGGAACACGCGCGCTTCGCTGTTTGACACATACCCGCCGCCCCAGACATGGGCATACTTGTCCGGGTCGCGCGCCCTGTCATACTCCATTTCGCGCCGCAACACGTCCGGGAACCAGGGGTTATCATACCAATTGACCGGGACAATAACCGCGTCCGGGGGCGGCTCCGGGCCTCGCAACAG